ATCCAGCCCGAACAGCTGCACCAGCGTGTGGCCGTCGTCCTGGGATCGAAGAACGAGGTGGATCGCGTCACGCAATATCACCTCGACGCCAAGAAAACGGCGTAACGACGCCCCGTAAGACTGTTGTTCCAGCGGTTCTTGCAGAGCGACAAAAAGTTCTGTTAGAATCGCTGTTTCCGACGCCGCTGTAGCTCAGTCGGTAGAGCAGCGCATTCGTAATGCGAAGGTCACCAGTTCGATTCCGGTCAGCGGCACCAGGACATCATTCAAAACCCAAGCCAGTGCTTGGGTTTTGTCTTTTTTGGCGTAATTTTGGCGTACTGCGGTACACCACAGCGGACGTCGACCTCTAGCTCGATTGTCTCCATCAGGCGCGGCACGCCTCCCGCCCTCTCCTACCCTCCCGGCGCCCGTCGGAAAAAGGTAATCTCGGTAATCCCTCAAGCTGCTTCGCCCGCAATCCGTTGTGGGACAAGGCTTTACAGGTCATCGAGCAAAGGTAATTTCTTGGTAACCTATAAGTAATCTCATTACCTTTGTAGAGAGTCATCTCTCGGCTTGCTCGCACCCATAAGAATCAAGGGCTTACGAGGAGATTACCTTTTCGATTACCCAGCATTACCTTCTAGGGGTAATCCGAAAAGTAGTGGTAAATCAAAGAGATACGTTGTTTTTTGGGGCGGGATTACGGAAATTACCTTTTTCCGACGCCGGTCCCAAGCCACAAGAACAAGTTGGGGATAGGAATGGAAGTCCTTGAATACGGACCGCACGCTTAGTATTTGCTCAGAGACGGTCAGCAGCTCTACCTCGACTTCGACTGCAATCACAGTTTTGTTGGCTACAGCTTCACGATGCAGCTCAACAGCGATGAGGCGGCGAACTATCGGCGGCGAGGTCGCGCTTACTTGGACGAACTGGCGCAGGCCATCCAATACTCAGCCCCCGGCGTCTCGGGCAGTGGGTCGATCTATAAGGACCGGTTTCTGACACCTGAGGCGGCTTCACGTGTCAACGACGTAATCAAGCTGTGGCTGCATGCCGAGGATTCGCAGGGTGGCCAATGAGCCATGACTTCGAGAGCGAGCGAACGGGCTCAAGCAGATGAGGCTTGCGCAAATTACCATCCTGACAGGATCATGAATGTCTAACAGCAATCCGAGTGCGACCAAATTTGGTGAAGAAAAAGTCGTAGAGCTTACTCAAGAGCAGAGTCGGTTTATCAGAGATTTCGCATTTGCCCACCTGAACAAAGTAAAGGACACCGACCAGCTAAAGCACTTTGCCGAGATGTGGTGGAACTTGTGTCAATGGGAGAAGCAAAGATTAGACATTCTCGACTCAAAGGCTCAGATGCTGCTTGGCCTTTCCGGGATAGCGACCGCAATTCTGGGCACAGGAATCGCACAGCAGCCGAGCCTGTTGCGGGCTTGTGCCGCAGTCGCCTTTCTTCTCACGATGATTTCCGCGCTAGTTGCGCTCTTCGTGAAGAAGGTGGGAGGGTTCCTCGACTACGAGGTATTCGAGGCCCTCTCGGCAAATACTTCACCTGTAGGAGTGACCCCAAAGTTTAGGGACGGAGACAAAGTCAACTGCTACTACCGCGAAATTGTTTTGCAGCGGTGGTTTGTGTATGACCAATACAAGAAAGCGTCCGAAAAAAAGTCTCCGTGGGTGAAGTGCGCCCAGTTCATGGCCGTTGGGGCGATCTCTTTGGCGGCAGCGGCACTGGTAGCAGCAACCAACTATTTTCAAGGTAGCGCCGCACAACAGACGACAAATGTAGCTGCCCCGCTTCCCGGCCCCACCGCCGCATCGGCACCCGCACCCGCCGCTTCGTCAACTGCTGCACCGATACCGGCTGCGGGAAAGCAAGCATCCAAACCTTGAAAGTTCATTTTCTGATCTGCACTAAAGCACCGGAGCGAACATGCCTGCCATGAAGAAGATTGCTGTTAAGAAAGTTCCTGCAAAGAAGGCCGCCGGGACGGTCGCTGTAAAGGCCTCTGCAAAGAAGGCCGTCGGAAAGGTGGCAGCGAAGGCACCTGCCAAGAAGGTCTCTGGAAAGGTCGCGGTGAAGGCGCCGGCAAAGAACGCCCCCGGAAAGGTTACGGTGAAGGCGCCGGCAAAGAAGGCCTCCGGAAAGGTTACGGTGAAGGCACCGGCAAAGAAGGTCCCCGGAAAGGTCGTGGTGAAGGCGCCGGCAAAGAAGGTCTCCGGAAAGGTCGTGGTGAAGGCGCCGGCAAAGCGGGCTGTTGTGAAGGTTGTTGTTGTAAAGACTCCCGCAAAGAAGTCCGTTGTCGAGGTCGTTGTAAAGGCCGCCGGTAAGGTCGCAGTGAAAGTGCCGGCAAAGAAAGCCGCCCTTAAGAAAGTTGCTGCAAATGGCTATCCCAGAAAAAGGATCATCGCGAAGAAAGCAGCGGCCAAGAGGCCTGGCGGCGGCGGCGCAGGAGACCGGTAAACGTCAGGGGCGATAGGCCGGTCAATGGCCAATGACAGCCATACGCGGTCCGGTAGGCGGCGCTATTCACCTAGCTGACGAAGATGCGCGTCGTCCGCAGGTTGCCATCGCATCCGCCTTCTGCATGCGCGCTTGAATACTGCAGGAGGCAAGCGCATAAATTTGCATAACCCGGCGGAGAGTCCTCCGTCCACCTCAACCCACGCCTCCGGCTGATTGGACAGCGTCTGCGCCTGCATAAATACCACTCGATAAAGCGCGCAGGTGAGGCGGGGTCCCAACGGCGCGCGCCGCGTCGCGGCACCAGCCTCGCCGGCCTCCTCACCCGTCGCACCAGAACCCCACCGACACGCGCACAGCGCGCGTAGCAACACAATCAACAACGGGATGACGCCTGGGCGCCTGTTCGCCAAGAAGCGCTCCAACGCCCCGCTAGGTGCCTCTCTGTCCACGTCTGCATTGTCTACGTTGACTCGTAGGACCGTGCCCCGGATACTGTATATCCATACAGTATTCTGCAATCATGGCAACGCCCCCTCCATCCCGCTTCATCCACCGCTATCGCTACATGGAAGCGGGGAAAAAGACCTGGAAATCCACTCGCCACCACATGAGCGCAGAGGATGCCGCCAAGTTTTTTGCCCCGGGACCGGGGCGATACCGCGTTGTAGAAAAATGGGAGCCCATCGAGCAATCGCGGATGGAGATTCCCGGCACGCCGCCAGAGATCGGACAGGGTGTTGGCGGTGGCCGGCGCAAAGAACCGCCTCGGCTCACGGTTGAAGAGATCAAAGAGATTTGGGAGCGCAACCGAACCCCAGACGTGCATCGGCTTGTCTGGGAGATTTGGTATCTACGGCAAGATATTCATTGGGCTCGCTATGTCGCTACAGTGCTTGAGGTGACTGGCATCGAGCGGCCATTCGAATACCGTCTCACGACCCTGCTGCAGTCGCTACGGCAACACCCTTCGCCCAACGCGCCGCCATTGCGATGGTTTCCCGATGAAGAAGCCGCGTTAGAGCGAATTGCGAAGTCTCGCCGCTGATCTATGATGGCCTGAGTCTATGGGAGCCGCCCATGTGCTACTCCGCCCAAATCGAAGCCGACTATCGACGATTCGTACACGAGTACGGCGCCATCATGTCGCTCGACGATTTCACGCGGATGGTGATGGAGTACTTCGCCAACCCGAAGATGCGTGTCCCGAGGGCCATGACCGCGCACTTCCTCGAATCGCCCGAGACCGACGAAGAAAAGAAGATCGCCGAAGTCATCCGCGCGCGCATGGCCGCAGACGAAATCGCGCTGCTGCAGGAGCTGGCCAAGCAGACCGAACGGCTGGAGAAAGCCCAGCAGGCCCTCGCCTCCAAGGCCACCAAGAAAGCCGCCGAAGACATCCGCATCGCCACCAACAAGATCGCGGCGGCCAAGGGCAAACTGGAAGAACTCAGGAGCACCGAGCTCAAGCCGCGCGACTCGCGCATCTACCCCGGCTGGTATGCGCCTGTGATGGTGATGGAGAACGGCCGGCGCGTCGTCAAGCCGATGCGCTACCAGTGCCGCCCCGCAGGCAAACCGGCCTTCTACGACGAGCAGTACCCCGGCACCTACAACGCCCGCCGAGACAACCTGCGCGGCTTTTGGAAAGGCCAATACGGCCACACACACGGCCTGATCCTCGTTGACGCGTTCTATGAAAACGTGACGGGGCCGGACGGCAAAAACCTCGTGCTCGAATTCCGCCCCGACCCGCCGCAGACGTTGCTCGTCGCCTGCGTGTGGTCACACTGGCGCGCGACCAAGCCCGGCGAAAAGGATCTGCTGTCGTTCGCCATCATCACCGACGATCCGCCGCCGGAGATTGCGGAGGCCGGGCACGACCGCTGCCCGATTCCGATCAAGCCGGAGAACATTGATGCGTGGCTGAACCCGGAGCCGCGCGACCTCGATGCCTTAGACGATATCTTGGACGACAAGATATGCCCTCACTATAATCATCGGCGCAGTGAGTAGATCATCGCTCCAGGCCACGAGAAAAACGAGAAAGGGGGTTATCCTAAAATGACGAATAGCGAAAAAAAATGGACAATATTAGCCGCGGTTTTTACCGTTCTTAGCTTCATTGTTGGAGCAATCGCACTACTTCCCCTTACAAAGTCGAAATCGCTAACATACGAAATTAGATCGGAAACAAGCTTTACCCAAATAAGCGATTTCGGTCAGCTCGACATCGGCCTAAACGGACACAAGCTAACCTCTCCGAAATTGACGGTAATTCGAGTTTCGAATACCGGTAACGTACCCATCACTGCACCAGACTTTGACGGGCCGCTTAGGGTGGTGTTTAGTGACGGCATGCTGATCGAGGGGATCAAAATTGCGGAGACAACGCCGACAGGCATCCCAGTACAAGTTAATAAAGAAAACAGCGAAGCTCGGGTCGCACCACTCTTGCTGAACCCTGGCGATACATTCGATCTTTCCATATTGACATCAAATAATCGGCAGGGTCCGCCCGAATTTACCAAGCTTTTTTCTGAGCTTAGCTCGCCCCCGAAGGTAATCGCGCGCATCTCCGATTTATCAGAGATTGTCAGCAAATCTCCTCAATTAAAAGCATCCAACCCGCAACACCCTTATCTACTGGCGTTCTTAGTGCTTGTCATTTACGGATGCAGCGCCGTTTTTCTTGGCTCGACAATTAGAAAGAACAACATCAGCACACGGCAACTTATGCCGGAAGCACTTGTTCTATTTTTGGCAAATCTCGGAGTCATATATTCGATTGGCTCGCTTAAGCTCGAACTGAGTACGACAGGGCGATTCGCGCTCATCTTCACGTCTGTAACAGCTGGCGTCCTTGTGGCGTATAGAGCCCGAGCGATCGGTCGAACAACCGCTCCGGCCCTGGGCAATTCGGAGTCCGGCTCCAATTCACCTGCAACTTCGCCGAGCCAGTAGAGCCGCAGTCACAACCCATACTCCTCAAACCTAACCACCTCCTCCCCCACCCACTCATTAATCGCCAACAGCCGATCCTGCAGCGGCTTAACCTCATTCCGCGCGAACACCAACGCCGCCTTCTCCACATCCCCAAAGCCCCCGGTGTTCGACGGAATGATCCCCATGAGCTGCGGCGGCACCCGGTGCGACGCGAGCTGGTCATCGCGCGTAACGCTCTTGATGTTCCAGAACTCATCCTTCGCCGCCACCTCTGACACGGGCAGAAGCTGAATCCCGTCCTTCTTGCCCTTCGGCGCATACATGAACACGTTGCGGAAATTCCCCGGCCCCTTCGACGACGCAATCGCGTCGCGCAGCGCCTTCACATCCTCCATCTTTTGCGCCTCGTCGGTCATGTACAGGATGAAGCCGGCATGCGACCCGTTCTTGTAGTACTTCCGACGAAACAGCGTGGCTGACTCGTTCAACCAAGTCGCATTGAGCGATGACAGATACTCCGGCAGCCCATACACCTCCTGGTTGATGTCCGGCTCCTGCAGATGGAACACCGTGCCCCGCGCAAACTCGTGCGGCTCGCCGGCGCCCTGCACAAAGTAGTAGGTCGACAGATCGACGCCCCGCCGCATGTACTTCGCCATCGCCGGCGCCAAGCCCATGCTGGAGCCCGCCCAGCTCAACCGGTTTTCCAGATACGCATTGCCAAACACCTGCCAGTCGAGCACAAAGCGCTCGAATGCGGCGCGCGGGAACAACGGATGCGGAATGAACGTGCTTACCAGGATGTTGCGCTTCACATAGATCGCCGAGCTGTGATGCGCAGCGGCCCGGAACGACTTCGCCAGGCCATCCCACGGCAACGGCGGCTCAAACCACTTCCCCATGCGCATGCACTCCAGATAGTCGAGCAGCTCGCGCCGGTCGAGCACCTCCATCGGGTCACCAAACGAGAAGACCTCCGGGCGCGCCGCCTGGTCGTTGGGGTGCGCAGCGGGCGTCGCTGTGCCAGCGGCGCGCCGATTCCTCTTGCGGCTCATAAGAACTCCATAAAGCTGGTATTGGTCGAGGTCGCGCCTTCGAGCGGTTCATACGAAAGCGCGTGCATACAGGCCCACGCCAGATCGGCGTGGCTGGTGTCCTCCGAGCGTCCCGCCTGGTAGGTAACGCGCGCGCCGGAGGCGGTAACGGTTTTCTTGATGGACATGAACGACGCGGCGAAGTCCGTCCAACCGGCGTCGAACTCCAGCCGGCCTTTGCTGATGACGTCGTACGCCTTCAGCACCAGATTCGTCTTCACATCCACGGAGTACGAGAACCCGTGCGCGTCAGGCCTGCACCTCGTCACGAGTTGGTAGACGGCATCCCCCACCCCCGTGCGGTCGATCCCGATGAAAGCCACGGTGTAGCGTTCGCACATGCGCAAGATGGCGTTCGCCTGTTCCTCAAAGTCGATGCCCTTGAACTGGTGTTTCTCCAGCACGCGGAACTTGCCATCAGGCACCGTCGGGGGCGCCAGCACCACAATGGCCGCGCTGTCGCCGGTCGGCCCGCCGCCATTCGGGTCATACCCGAGCCACACTTCGCGCGCCCCAAACGGACGTGGCGCAAACGGCCGGAAGTCCGCCCACTCCTCCCAGCTATCGACCATCCCGCGAGACAGCATCGACAGCGGAAACACAGACGCCGTGTCGTCCACGAACTGGCACATCAGCAGGTTCGCGTAATCCGGCTCGCTGTACTCCAGGCGCAGTTGGTCCAGGTCGAACAGGTTGCAGCCACCGCGTAGCGCATCCTCCACCGTCACGATCTGGCGCCACTGGCCATCGGCACAGCGCAGCCCGTCGCGCAGCGCGGCGTGGCTCACATCAATCTTGACCTGCCGGTCCTTCGCTTTCCCCCGGTTGAACAGCGCACCCGACCAGAACGGATACGCCTCATGCGCCAGGCTGGAAGGCGTCGAGAAATACGTCTGCCGCCAGTGCTTGTGGATCGCCATCCCGGAGGCGACCTTGCGCAGCTCCTGGAAGCGCGGCACCCAGAAGTACTCGTCGAAATAGAGGTTGCCGTGATAGCTCTGCGCCGTGCGCGCGTTCGTGCCCAGGAAGTACAGCGTTGCCCCGTTCGGCAACACAATCGGATCGCCCTTCAGCTCCACGCCGGCCGCGTCCTTCGCAAACTGCACCATGTACTGCTTGAACACGTGCGCCTGCGCCTTGCTGGCCGACAGGAAGATCTGATTGCGCCCCGTCGTCAGCGCATCGATAAACGCCTCGCGCGCGAAGTACCAGGTCGCCCCAATCTGGCGTGACTTCAGGATGTTGCGAATCCGCTCCGCCTCGCCCGCGCGGTGCCACACCTCCTGATACCCGAACAGCGAATCGCGGAAGGCATCGAGCAACTGCGTCTGCTCATCGGGGCTGATCGCGTTGCGCTCCGGCTTCTTGCGCGGCCCCGCATTGCGGTTAGCCACCTTCGGATTGAGGTCCGTCTCGTTGCCGCCATCGCGGTACCGCTCGCGCCGCGCCACGTTGTTGAGCTGACGGTTCAGCAGGTCGATCTCTTTGAAGTCGCGCCCTTCCTTCTGCTCCTTCGCCACCAGCCGCATCAAGCGCTCTTCAATCGTCAGCGCCACGCGCTCATCCGGCGTCGTGTCTGCCCACCCGTCACGGCGCTTCCAGCTGTGCACCGTCACCGGCTTGACCTTGAGCATTTCCGCAATGCGCGCAACGCGGTAGCCCTGCCAGTAGAGCGACCGCGCCACGCGGCGCGGGTCCATTTCCGGGTCGATTGAGAGAGAAGCGATAGGCGGCAACGTAGTCATGCCGCAACGCTACCGGCCGCGCGCGCGCGTGCCACGCGCTGCCTGTTGTGGCGCGGGTTCGCACAACACCTACGCGTTGCCCGCGCGATGCACGGCGCTGAAGATGACAGCACCAACGAACCACAGACCACCGAGGACAACATGGGCACCAAGGCCAACAAGTTCTTCCGCATCGCCACTGAAGGCGCCACCAGCGACGGCCGCGTCATTGATCGCAACATGCTCGTGCAGATGGCGAAGAACTACGACCCGAAGACGTACTCCGCACGCATCAACATGGAGCACATCCGCGGCTACTCGCCCGCCGGCCCCTTCAAGGCCTACGGCGATGTCGTTGCACTCAAGGCGGAAGAGCAAGACGGCAAGATGGGCCTGTACGCGCAGCTCGACCCCACCGACGAGCTGATCGCCCTCACCAAGGCACGCCAGAAGATCTTTTCGTCGATGGAGGTGCAGCCGAGCTTTGCCGACACCAAAGAGGCCTACTTGGTCGGCCTGGCCGTCACGGACAACCCCGCAAGCCTGGGCTGCGAAGTGCTGCAGTTCAGCGCCACCGCCAAGGTCAACCCGCTCGCCGCGCGCAAGCAAGACCCGAGCAACCTCTTCACCGAGGCGGTGGAAGTCGACCTCGACTTTACGCCCGAGCAGCCCAGCGCCACCGCAGGCCTGGCCGACAGCATCAAGCGCCTCTTCTCGCGCCAAGCCAAAGCGGAGACCGGCAACGACGCCCGTTTCTCCGACGTGCAGGACGCCGTGCAAATCATCGCCACCCAGGTGCAGTCGATGGGCGACCAGTTCACCGCAGGCCTCAAGAACATCAACGATCAGTTGGCCGAATTCAAGGCCCAGGCCGACGAACGCGACAAGGCCTTCAACACGCTCAAGCACGGGCTGGAAAACACGCCCGCCTTCAGCGCCCGACCGCCGGCCACTGGTGGCGACGGTGCTGCAGCCATCAAGACCGACTGCTGATACGGCCAAAGCCGCACTACCCCGACAAACACCCGGAGCACCACATGCGTAACGATACCCGCCGCCTCTACGAATCCTATGCAGCCGAAGTTGCAAAACTGAACGGCGTTGATCGCGTCGACACGAAGTTTTCAGTCGACCCGACAGTACAGCAGCGCTTGGAAACGAAGATCCAAGAATCCAGCCAGTTCCTGTCCAAAGTGAACGTCTACGGCGTTGGCGAGCTGGAGGGAGAAAAAGTCGGCCTGGGCGTCGCCGGTCCAGTCGCCAGCACAACCGACACGACCAAGCAAGACCGTCAGACCGTGGATATCTCCACGCTCGATGCACGCCGCTACCGCTGCGAGCAGACCAACTCCGATACGCACATCACGTATCAAAAGCTGGACGTCTGGGCGAAGTTCCAAGACTTCCAAACGCGCATTCGCGACGCCATCATCAAGCGCCAGGCGCTGGACCGCATGATGATCGGCTTCCACGGCATCAAGCGCGCGGCCACCTCCGACATCGTCGCGAACCCGATGCTTCAAGACGTCAACAAGGGCTGGCTGCAGCAAGTCCGTGAGCAGGCGCCGCAACGGATCATGGCGCACGATGGTAAGAACGCCGACACGATCGTCGTCGGTGGCAGTGGTGCCGCGTATGAAAACCTCGACGCGCTGGTATTCGACCTAGTCGGCCAGCTCATCGAGCCCTGGTACGCGGAAGACCCGGAGCTGGTCGTTGTGTGCGGCCGGCAACTGCTGGCGGACAAGTACTTCCCCATCGTCAATACCAACCATCGCCCGACCGACATGATGGCGGTCGACATGATCATCAGCCAAAAGCGCATCGGCAATCTGCCTGCGGTGCGCGTGCCGTACTTCCCGCCTAACGGCCTGCTGGTCACGCGCCTGGACAACCTGTCCATCTACTACCAGGAAGGCAGCCGCCGCCGCACCATCGTCGACAACGCCAAGCGTGACCGCATTGAGAACTACGAGTCGAGCAACGACGCCTATGTCGTCGAAGACCTCGGCTGTGTGGCGATGGCAGAGAACATCGCCATCGTAGAAGCTGAAAACAAGGCGGAGGAGAAGTGAGCAGCCCCGCCCGCAACCACTTCCTGCGGGTCTCCGCCGCCCTCGCGGCGCAGGCCGAGCAGGAGGCCAACCCGCTGCGCCACGCCACTGGCTACGAGCTCATGCTCGCGCAGCTTGCCGAGCACAAGCGCCAACTCAAACAGGTGCAGTCCGTCGAGCGCAAGGCCGAAACCAAACGGCGCATGCTCCCCGAGTACGCGGCCTGGGTGGAAGGCGTCCTGCAGGGCGACAGCGGCACGCAGGACGACATCTTCATGACCGTGCTCGTCTGGCGCATCGACGTAGGAGACTTTGCCGGCGCTCTGCCCCTGGCCGACTACGCCATCCGTCACAAGCTGGCGATGCCCGACCAGTACCAGCGCACCACCGCCTGCCTCATCGCAGAAGAGTTCGCCAACATGGTCTTGAAAGACCCGGCCGCCATCAAGTCGGCCGACGTTGAAGCCCTGGTGGAAGTGGAAGCGCTGGTGCGTGACCAAGACATGCCCGATGAAGTCCGCGCCAAGCTGCACAAGGCGCTCGGCTACGTCATCGCGGAGCTGGCCACCGGTCACGACCAGGCCACCGCCAAGGCCTGCCGCGAAGAGGCCGTCACGCACCTGCGCCGCGCGCTGGAGCTGCACGACAAATCCGGCGTGAAAAAAGACATCGAGCGCATCGAGCGCGACATCAAGAACGCAGCCGCTGCCGGCGCCAAGGATCGCACCGGCAAAAGCTGACACCGAGCGTGACCCCGCGCATCAGGCGGCACGGGGCAGTCTTCCGGCATGCCGCGAAGCCTCGCCCCGTCCACCGCCTCCCAGCCCACTGAACCCATGTCTTCCTTCATCGCAGCCGCATCCGTACCGCAGCCGGCCACGCCCGGCGGCCCACCCATCGCCAACGACGGCTTCTTCCCGGATGTCGATGTCGTCAACGCCTACGCCGCCATGCGCCTGGACGGCACCGTCACACAGCAGCGCATGCGCGCCGCCCTGGTGGAAGCCATGCTCTCCGTCAACGAAGAGCTGGCGCCGTGGAAGGCCGCGCAGGAGTCCTTCGGCCGCAACACGCTGGCCACCGTGCCCGCGCCCAAGATCGACGGTGAGAGCGCGCACCTGCACCGCTACCTGCGCGCCGTCCGCTGCCTGGCCGCCGCCTGGCTCATCGAGCGCTACCGCACCATCGACGCCACCGCCGCCGGCGACCGCAAGGCCGAAGCCGAAAACCTCGGCGTCGATGACCTGCGCCGCGACGCCCGCTGGGCCATCAGCGACATCCAGGGCGCCGCCCGCACCACCGTCGAGCTCATCTGATGCGCGTACGGGCCATCCAGGGCGACACCGTTGACGCCATCTGCCACCGCGTCTACGGCCGCACCGCAGGCGTTACAGAAGCCGTCCTGGCCGCCAACCCGGGCATTGCCGATCTGGGGCCGATCCTGCCTCACGGTACCGAGCTCGACATGCCCGACATCTCCCCGCAGCCGGCCATGCAAATGGTCCAGCTCTGGGATTGACCTCCAAGGAACCCAATGGCTGAACCCATCTCCACCGGCTCCACCGCCACCCTCGCCGTCACGGGCGTGGGCGCGTTGTCCCTGCTGCCAGGCGTCGACCCCGGCACCGTGCTGGGCGCCTTCGCCGGCGCCGCAGTGTTCGTGCTCAACAGCGGCGAGCTCGGCACCGTCAAGAAGCTGGGCTTCCTGGCTGCATCCATCGTCGCCGGGCTGCTGTCCGCACCCCTGGCCGCCGCGCTCATTGCCAAGGCCCTGCCCACCAACACCGAAGTCAGCCACGCCGTAGGCGCCCTGGTCGCCTCCACCGTCGTGGTCAAGCTGCTCCTGGCGCTCATCCGCCTGGCAGACAACAGCGACCGCCTCTTCGCCTCACTCAAGGGCGGCGCAGACAAGGGAGGCAAGCAATCATGAAAACGCTCTTCATCGTGCAGGCCGCGTTGTGCGCGCTCATCGCGCTGCGGCTGCTGCTGTTCAAGCGCGCTGGCGCCACGCACCGTCCGTGGGCGTCACGCCTGGCATACGGCCTGGTCGTGCTCGCCGGCGCCGTCACCATCGGCGTGCTGTTCGGCCGGTATGACTGGGCGCTTGCCGCACAGAACGGCATCACCGCCGTGCTGTGTGTCGCCGTCTACGCCGTGCGCGGCAACGTGGTCGAGCTGTTCCGCATGGGCGGCGCGCGGCAATGCTGGTTCGTTCGCATCCTGCGGAGGTCCGCATGACCATCCTGCGTGAAGGCATGGTCGGCGCCGCAGTGCTGGAGCTGCAGCGCCTGCTGATCGCCAACGGCTTCAATGCCCCCGATACCTGCGTGTACTGCGCAGACACCGTCGCCGCCGTGCGCGCGGCACAGATCCGCTTCGGCCTGGTCGTCGACGGCATTGCCGGCCCCAAGACCATGGCTGCCCTGCAGTCTGGCGCGCGCAACGTCCGCTATCTGAGCGCCGCAGACCTGCAGGCGGCTGCAGAAGCGCTCGACGTTCCGCTGCCGGCCGTGCGTGCCGTCAATGAGGTGGAAAGCCTGGGCAGCGGCTTCCTGCCCGACGGCCGCCCCGTCATCCTGTTTGAGCGCCACATCATGCATCGCCAGCTCCAGCGGGCCGGCAAGGATGCCGACGCCCTGGCACGCCAATTCCCCAACCTGGTCAACCCCAAGCGCGGCGGCTACGTCGGCAACGCGGGTGAACACATGCGCCTGGCGCGTGCGATCCAGATCGACGAAGACTGTGCCCTCGCATCGGCCAGTTGGGGCGCCTTCCAGGTCATGGGCTTTCACTGGAAGCTGCTCGACTACCCCAGCGTGCAGCACTTCGTGTCAGCCATGCGCACCAGCGAAGCCGCACAGCTCGATGCGTTTGTGCGCTTTGTGAAGGCCGACCCGACGATGCTCAAGGCGCTGCGGGCTGGAAAGTGGGCGACCTTCGCCCAGCTCTACAACGGCCCCGCCTACAAAGCTAACCTGTACGACGTCAAGCTGGCCCGCGCCTTTGATCGCTACCAGGCCGAAGACGAGGTCGCGGCATGAAGCGTGCCGCCGTCATCGTCACGCTGCTGGCCATCGTCGCAGGCCTCGCCTGGTGGGCCACCGCCAGCTACCACGCCGCAGTCCAGCGCGCCGACCAGGCCGAAACCACCGCCGCCACCCTGCGCAAGCAGCTCGACAACGCCCAGCGCGCCACCGTGACCGTCACCCAATACGTCGACCGCGAGCGCGTCATCCGTGTCAAAGGCGACACCATCATCAAGGAAGTCCCGCGCTATGTCCCCGTTCAAGCTGACGCTGCCTGCGTTGTCCCTCGCGGCTTTGTCCGCCTGCACGACGCAGCCGCCGCCGGCGCCGTGCCAAATCCAGATTCCGGAGCTGCTGATGCGGCCCCCGCAGGCGTTGCGCTCTCTACCGTCGCCAGCACCGTCGCAGCCAACTACACCGACTGCCACCTCGACGCCGCGCGACTGAGCAGCCTGCAGCAGACGTTGCGCGATCAGGGCGTCACGATCATTGGGGAGGGCGCCGCGCCATGATGAAGGCCACCAGCCTGCGCGAGGCCTTGACGGCCGCCGTCCCTTACCTGGCAGCGCACCCTGAAGCGCTGCATGTCTTTGTCGATGAGGGAAACGTGGTGGGCACCGGCGCGCGCTCGCTCGGGTTCGAGTACCGGTACACGCTCACCTTGATCGTGACCGACTACCCAGACAGCTCTGACACCGTCGTCGTGCCCGTCCTAGGCTGGCTGCGCACCAACCAGCCCGACGCCTTCACCAACCCAGACAAGCGGGAAGACGCCTTCAAGTTCGAGGCCGAAATCCTGAACCACACCACCGTCGATATCTCCATCAAGCTGAAGCTGACCGAACGGGTCACAGTGAAAGTGGACGGCAAGGGCTACCAGGTGCAGCACCACCCGGAGCCGATCAACGAAGACGATGACCCGGCCACATGGAGGCCTGCGTGAGCGACCTGCACGAGCTGGACGCATACCTGGTCGGCCTACTTGGGAAATTGGATGCGCCGGAGCGCCATGCGCTGGCCCGCGCCATTGCGGTGGAGCTGCGCCGCCGGCAATCAGCGCGCATCGCTGCGCAGCGCAACCCGGATGGCACGCCGTACGAACCGCGCAAGCCGCAGCTACGGCACAAGCGCGGCGGCATCCGGCGCTCGATGTTCACGCGGTTGCGGATGGCGAAGTACATGCGCATTGAGGCGAGCCCACACGCGGCCGTAATCTCGTTCTCCGACAAGGTGCGGCGCATTGCGTCGGTGCATCACTTTGGGCTGCGCGATCGGGTGAACAAGAATGGCTTGACTGCACAGTACCCAGCGCGCGCCCTACTCGGCCTACAGGAGGGTGACACTGACCGGATCGCCGATCTAGTCCTCCTACACCTCTCCCTCTAGAATTTGCACACTTGATCAAAACTGTGGGGGCGGACGATGAGCAAGACTGTGGTCGAGAGTGTTATCAAACGTTTCGTGGAAACTCCGACACCCCAGGTCATTGCGGTTACAGGACCATGGGGCGTTGGCAAAACGTTCGCCCTAAAAAGCCTCCTGGAGGGGTATCGAGGCAATCCAGCGGTCCACCGCTACGCATACACGTCCATATTTGGGGCTCAAAGTACTGGTGAAATCCGAACCTCGCTGCTTTCGAGGAGACAGTCGTTCCCATTTTTAGATGACGCCGAACTTGCGGCAGCGCCGAGCAAACAACGCCTACTCGCCTCTTTCAACCGTAAGCGCAGTCAGATCGCAGACAAGGCGAATTTCAAACAAGCCTACGATAGTTTGCGAGAAGCAGCACCGTGGGGCGGAAAGCACATCCTCGTCGCCGCTGAGACATTGGCGGGCTCCCTCGTAAGCGACATGCTCGTAGTCCTAGACGACATCGAACGCATTGGAGAGCGTCTTTCATTCGAACACTTTCTTGGGCTCGTGACAGAGCTCCGAGATCAGCAGCGGTGCAAGGTGATTCTCGTCTTCAATGAAGACGGCTTCAAGAAAGAACACCGTGCGACTTATGAGCGCTACGCAGAAAAGGTCGTTGACCAACAGCTTCGCTATCGGCTTGACGAAGCTGACGCCGCTGCCATAGGCATAGCGGCAGACACTCCGAATCGTGACCTCCTCGTCGCAACTTGTGCTGGTCTACGTATTAACAATATTCGGGTGCTTCAACGGATCGAGACGGCCATGAAACTGATCACGCCGGTTATCGCCGACTTATCCCCTTCCATCCAGCATCAGTTGGCTGTCACCGTCCCGGTATTTGCGTGCTCCATATATGAGAGAGCACGGGGTTTCCCCGAGCCGGAGACGATGCTCAAATTCAGCGCATACAAACGACCTATGCAAGCTCCAGCAAGGAGCAGTGCAGAGCCCCCCGACACTAGCAATGAGTGGGCAGAGCTGCTTGACAGCGTGGGCTTCATGAACGCGGACGATTTCGACGCAGCCGTAATGGAGATTATGCAGAGGGGATACGTGGAGGGCTCGCTGGTCAGGCTGCTTGCCGAAGACTTAGACCGCACTGCACATCGAGAGGAGAAGACTCAAGTCTTTCGGGATGCGTGGTCAATGTTCCGAGATCGCATCGACATGCAGAGTGAAGAAGTAGTGAAGTCCTTCGTCGATGCCATCGCATCAGCCGCTGATGCGATCGGCCCACACGATTTAGACGCCACAGTTCGCCTCCTCCGTCGATTGGGCTTCGACAGTGAAGCAAATAGCGTCATCGATCTATACATTGAACAGCGGAAATCCACGCCGAAGATATTCGAGGTTGCGCCCGATAACCCATTGGGAGCCATCGTCGATCCCATACTAAAGGAGCGCTTGCTGGATGCCCACCACAAACTAGGCGCTACTTTGACATTAGAGGATGCCGCCATGTTGGTCTTGAAGAACGACGAGTGGGATCACGGAATACCCCATGCATTCCAACATGCCACCGCCGCCGATTTGGTCGCCATCTTTGAGAAATTTCAAGGTCCCTCGCTGCGGAGCCTAATTACGGGAATCATCCGGCTACCAATCCCCGAGGAGGTGCGCACCCCAATCATGACGGTTCTTTTTGATGCTCTACGGCTAATTGCAGAAAGGTCGGAGCTCAATCGAATCCGGATCAAGCATTGGGGGTATGACATCGATTCTCTGGCGCCTTCGGCGCAAGTGCGTGCGCCGGAGAAAACCCCGGGCCAGTAGCAAAAAATTCGGCTTCGGCGGCCTGGAATCTTTCACTCTCCCCTCTACCCCAGGGGAGTGGTGTTTCCATACTGAAGCCGAGCTGCCGTTGTGACGGCCCGGCTCACAACAACCCCCGCGTGACCCCCACGCGCGCGCACGGCACTCTGCAGGCATGGACCTCGCAGAACTCGCCCGCCTCATCGAAAACCTGATCCGCATCGGCACCGTGACCGACGTGCGCCACGGCAACCCGCCTGCCGTACGCGTGCGCACCGGCGGCATCACCACCACCTGGCGCCCGTGGTGCGAACGCCGCGCCGGCGGCACCCGCACCTGGAACCCGCCCACCACGGGCGAGCAGGTCGTGCTGCTCTGTCCCAGCGGCGAACCATCCAACGGCATCATCCTGTGCGCCATCCCGTCGGACGCCAACGATGTGCCGAGCCATTCGCCCAGCGAGACCGTCACGCTGTACCCGGATGGCGCCCTCACCAAGTACGACCACGCCGCAGGCCTGCTCACCGTCCAGGGCGTTAAAACCGTCTTCCTGGAAGCCGCCACAAGCGTCCTAGTGAAGTGCCCGGACACCACCTTCGACGGCTCGGTCACGGTCAAGGGCCTGCTGTCCTTCATGAACGGCATTGCCGGCCAGGGCGGTGACAACGGCAACGTCATCACCGGCGATCTGACGCACCGAGACGGCAAGCTGTCGTCCAACGATGTCGTGCTCGACAACCACAGCCATGGGGGCATCAAGCAAGGCGGAAGCTGGACGGACGGCACGCGATGACAGGGATGAACAACTCCACCGGCCGCGCCGCCGGCGACGTGGCCCACATCCGGCAATCCGTGCGCGACATCCTCACCACGCCGATTGGCTCCCGCGCCATGCGGCGCGACTACGGCTCGTTGATTCCCGAGCTGATCGACCAGCCCATGAACCTTGCCACGCGCCTGCGCGTCATGTCGGCGTCGGTATCGGCGTTGGTGAAGTGGGAGCCCCGCATCCGCGTGGCATCCGTGCGCCTGGCGGTGGACGGAAACGGCACCACGCTCGTCGACATCGATGCCGACCGCGTAGACGGCCCGCGACGTGAATCGCTCGGCCCCGTCTCCGTAGCGCTTAGGGGCTGACCATGGGCGCAATTGACCTCTCACTTTTGCCCGCCCCCACCGTTGTGGAGGCGCTGGACTACGAAGCCATCCTGGCCGAACGCAAAGCGTATTTCGTCTCGCTGCATCCGGCCGGCGAGCAGGACGCCGTTCGCGCCACGCTGGAGCTCGAATCCGAGCCCATCAACAAGCTGCTACAGGAGAATGCATACAGGGAGCTGGTATGGCGGCAGCGGGTGAACGATGCCGCGCTGGCAGTCATGCTGCCTTTTGCAAAAGGCAAAGACCTCGACAACCTGGTCGCCAACTTCCACGTCAAGCGCCTCACCGTCCTCCCCGCTGACGACACAACCGTCCCGCCCACCCGGGCCGTCATGGAGAGCGACGAGGCCCTGCGGGAGCGCGCTCAAGAGGCATGGGAAGGGCTGTCCGTCGCCGGCCCCGCCAAAGCCTACGAGTTCTACGCGCGCTCTGCCGATGGCCGCGTTGCAGACGCTCGCGCCACCAGCCCGGCCGGCGCAGAAATCGTCGTCTCGGTTCTTTCCCACCTTGGCGATGGCGGCGCAGACGAGAGCTTGCTGCAGATCGTCTATGCGGCTCTTTCCGGGGAAGACACCCGGCCGTTGGCTGACCGGCTGAAGGTGCAGTCCGCCGCCATTGTCCCGTATCGCATACGCGCCACCGCATACCTTGCGCCCGGTCCTGCAGCAGAGCCCATCCTAGATGCTGCGCTGAAGCAGGCAAGCCGCTACACCACCGCTCGGCGCCGTATCGGCCGCGATATCAACCGCTCTGCCATCACGGCTGCCCTTCACGTGGAAGGCGTGGAAAAGCTCGTGTTGGCGGAACCTGCCACCGATATTCCACTGGACCTCACCCAGGCAAGCTACTGCACGGGCGTGGAGATCATCAACGGGGGTACCAGTGAGTGATGCCCCGCTGCTACCGCCCAACGCGACACCGCTGGAGCGCAGAGCCGCTTCGACCGGCCAGCGCATTGAGTACGTACCGGTGCCGCTGCGCGACCTCTGGAACCCGGCCACCTGCCCCGCCGAACTGCTTCCGTTCCTGGCGTGGTCTTTCTCCGTCGACAGATGGAACCCAGACTGGCCGACGTCCACCAAGCGCGCCGTCACATCCGCGTCGTACCTGGTGCATCGTCGCAAAGGGACCATCGGCGCCATCCGCCGCGCGGTGGAACCGCTCGGGTTCGAGATCCACGTCACTGAGTGGTGGCAGACGGAGCCGCCCGGCCCCCGTGGGTCTTTCAAGCTCGATGTGGAGGTCGGAGAGTTCGGCATTGACGAAAGCACCCACGTCGAGCTGGAGCGCCTGGTCAACGATGCAAAGCCATGCTCGCGCCCGATGTTGGGCCTGCAAATCAGCCTCGTCACGCGCGGCGCAGACAGCGCCAGTGCAGCCGCCTATCTCGGCGACACATTGACCGTCTACCCCTATGCACCACCAGACATTGTCGTCGCGGGAACCACCCGGTTCTCCGGCGCGACGCATCACATCGACACCCTCACCGTCACTCAATAACCGCTATGTCGCAGACATTCTTTGTCGTCCCAACTGCCGCAGGTGAAGCACGCGATGCCAACGCCAAGGCGCTCGGCCTGCCACGTCGCTACACCCACATGGCCATCGGCGACGGCGGCGGCGCGCTTCCCACGCCGGACAGCAACCGCACAAGCCTCGTGCGTGAACACCACCGCGCTCCACTCAACGCCCTATGGCAAGACCCGGGCAACCCCAGCCAATTTGTCGCCGAGCTGGTCATTCCTGAAACGGTGGGCGGCTGGTGGATCCGTGAGCTCGGTCTGTATGACGAAGACGGCACGCTTTGCTACTACGGCAACTGCCCCGAGACCTACAAGCCTCAGATGGCCGAAGGCTCCGGCCGGACACAGGTCGTGCGCATGGCCGTGCTGTCCGCCTCCGGGGCCACCGTGGAATTGAAGATCGACCCCGCGCTGGTCCTGGCCACTCGGCAGTACGTCGATGAAGCCGCAGTCAGGCCGATTGCACAGCTCGCAAGCAACCAGTTGCTGCACATGACCACGGTATTGCGATCGCTCTGCGACACAAACAGGCTCGTCCTGAAGAACCACTATCTATGAAAGGTGAAGCATGACTCTTGAACAACAACTGGCAGACGCCATCGCCGCGCAAAATGCCCTGACACAGGTGGTCGCCGGTAAGCAGGCGCAGATCGATGGGGCGACTGGAGCACAGCAAGCTGCGTTTGCCGCATGGATGGACAACGCGAAGCATCAGTTCGCATCGAACAATCTCCGCGCCCTATTTGTAGGCGGCTCGGAGAGCAAGTGGTACCCGGTCGTTTTTTCCCTACCGGCCCGCGTGCTTGGCCGCGTCAACATCGGCCGCGGCGTGCACAACGATGCAGACAAGTACGGCAAGTTCAACGGTTCAATGAACTTCAGCCTCGATGTCGTCAGCGGTGAATGGGGCGGCGCGCCGGGGCGAGTCATCCCGATCAGTTACCAGTATTCCTTGGGCACGAACGCCGTGAATCCCTATGTCGCCGACTTTGCAGCAGATGTGTACGGCATGGCGCTCGTCGTTTATCTGTTGGGCCAGCGCACATACGACATCTCAACGTCCTGGCAAGGGGACGTGACGGCCTACACGGCAGACAAAAACAATCTGATCTTTTCCGCCGAAGGCGATGAATACGCGATCTTTCGAGACGCTAGAACGGAAGTCGCTGCGTCCATGCTGCCCAACAACTATCTTCGAGGAGGTTAATCATGCAGGCACCGAACGATTCCGTTGGCTTCACAGATCTGAGCGCCGCTCAGAAGGCCGAGCTCCTGAAACAATGGGAGTCTCAGCAGACTCAAATTGCCAAAGAGCGTTTGCGCATGCAAATCGAAGGCGTGGCCGACACAAAGACCCGTGAAGGCGTCATGTCGGACGTCGTCGGCATGATGTTTGTTGGGCTGGCCGAGCTCGTGGTTGCGCTGTCTAAGGCGAAGAGCCTTGCAGACATTAATTCGGCAGTCGAGCCGCTCTTCACGATCGGCAGTGCCGTCGATTCGGCAGTCAAGTCAGGCGCATTGAAACTGCCCTACATGGTCAAGGATGGCGGCGCACAGGGCGTGCTGGCTGACATGACGAAACTGTCGAATGGCATCGCCGCAGTCATTGCAGCGTCTGAGCCCGCCGCCAAATAGCAGCGCTGCCCCCGGGGGCTGGGCGCGTTCTTGTTGTAGCCCCCAGTCCCACAACACCCAGCGCACGACACGCTCGCGCGCGCGCCGCATCCTACCGGGACGATTCAACGTCGGCCCATCCCGGAGGAATGCATGCCCACCGACTACCACCACGGCGTCCGTGTCATCGAGATCAACGAAGGCACACGCCCCATCCGCACCATTGAAACCGCCGTCGCCGGCGTGGTCTGCACGGCCGACGACGCAGACGTGGGCGCCTTCCCGCTCGACACGCCCGTGCTGCTCACCGACGTGCAAGGCGCCGTTGGCAAAGCCGGCGACAAGGGCACGCTCGCGCGCACGCTGCAGGCCATTGCCGACCAGACCAGCCCGCTCACCGTCGTCGTGCGCGTGGCTGAAGGCAAGGCCGAAGGCGAGACCACCAGCAACCTGATCGGCACCACCAACGACCAGGGCCGCTACACCGGCATGAAAGCGCTGCTGGCCGCGCGCAACCGCTTTGGCGTCACGCCGCGCATCCTGGCCGCGCCCGGGCTCGACTCGCTGCCCGTGGCCTCCGAGCTGGCCAGCATCGCGCAGAAGCTGCGTGCCTTCGCTTACGTCAGCGCCGCCGGCTGCAACACCAAGGAAGACGTCGTCGCCTACCGCCAGAACTTCGGCGCGCGTGAGCTCATGGTGCTCTGGCCCGACTTCGTCGGCTGGGACAGCGGCGCCAACGCCGAGCGTACGCTGTGGGCCACCGCCCGCGCCGCAGGCCTGCGCGCCAAGATCGACAACGAGACCGGCTGGCACAAGACGCTCTCCAACGTGCCCGTCAACGGCGTTACGGGCCTCTCGTGCGACGTGTACTGGGATCTGCAGAACCCCGCCACCGACGCCGGCTACCTCAACTCGCACGACGTCACCACGCTGGTTCATCAGAACGGCTTCCGCTTCTGGGGCTCGCGCACCTGCAGCGCCGACAAGCTCTTCGCCTTCGAGAACTACACCCGCACGGCACAGGTGCTGGCCGACACGATGGCCGAGGCGCACATGTGGGCCAACGACCTGCCGATGACTCCATCGCTGGTGCGCGACATCCTGGCCGGCGTCAACGCCAAGCTGCGCAGCCTGGTGCGCAACGGCTACCTGCTGGGCGGCGAAGCGTGGTTCGACCCGGCCGCCAATGGCAAAGACACGCTCAAAGCCGGCCAGCTCGCCATCGACTACGACTACACCCCCGTCCCGCCGCTGGAAGACCTCACCTTCCGCCAGCGCATCACAGACCGCTACCTCATGCAGTTTGCCGACGCCGTCAACGCGGCTTGAGCTGCGGCACTACTGACAAGGACCAACGATGGCACTCCCCCGCATCCTCAAACATTTCAACGTCTTCGCTGATGGCGTCTCGCACGCCGGCGAGGTGGAAGAAATCACCCTGCCCAAGCTGACCCGCAAGCTGGAGGAATACCGCGCCGGCGGCATGAACGGCCCGATCGACATCGACCTCGGCAATGAAAAGCTGGAGCTGGAAACCACCTACGGCGGCCTGATGCGCGACATCCTCAAGCAATACGGCACCACCACTGTCGACGGCGCCATGGTGCGCTTCGCCGGCGCCTACCAGGCAGAAGACACCGGCGGCGTCGATGCCGTGGAAATCACCGTGCGCGGCCGCCACACCGAAGTTGACTTCGGCAACGCCAAGGCCGGCGGCAAAGAGCCCTTCAAGGTCAAGTCATCCCTTTCGTACTACAAGCTCACCGTCAACGGCGAAGAGTGGATCGAGATCGACCTGGTCAACTTCATCGAGCGCGTGTTTGGCGTCGACCGCCTGGCAGAACAGCGCAAGGCCATCGGCCTTTGACCGGCCAACAGCAACGTCATCCAGCATCCCTCCACCCTCTGAGCCCTTACCACCATGGAACAACTCACCACCAACATCACCCTCGACACCCCCATCAAGCGCGGCGACCAGGTCATCAGCGTGCTGACCCTGCGCAAGCCCGGCAGCGGCGAGCTGCGCGGCGTCAGCCTGATGGACCTGATGCGCATGGACGTCTCCGCCCTGCATACCGTCCTGCCCCGCATCACCGCGCCCACGCTCACCACTGCAGACGTGAGCAAGCTCGACCTGGCCGACCTTGTGAAGATCGCCACTGAAGTGACAGGTTTTTTGCTCTCGAAGCAGGACCGGGAAGAAGCCTTCCTGACCGAGTCGAAAACGCCGCCGCAGACGTTGCAGTGATTTTTTGCTTCCGCCTGGAGGAGCTGTACGCGATGAGCATTACGGAGCTGATGGAGTGGCGCGAGCGCGCCCGTGAGCGCAGCGAGGCGCAGGAATGAGCGACGCTCGCCGCCTGCGGCTGGAGGTTGTGCTGCAGGCTGTCGACAAGGCTACGCGCCCGCTGCAGAAGCTGCTCGGTGCCAACAAGGATCTGGCCCGCGCCGTGAAGCGAGGCCGTGACCAGCTCGCGGCGCTCAACCGCGAGCAGAAACGTCTCGACGGTTTCCGTGAGCTCAAGAGCGGCATCAAGGAAAGCGGCATCGAAATGCGCAACGCCACGGCAAAGGCGGAAGCACTGCGCAAGCAGCTCGATGCTGTCCAAGGGGGCGCCACCCGCAAGAAGGCCATCGACGATCAGATCAAGAGCCTGCGGGCGGTGGAAGCGCAGTTGGACAAGGCCACCATCGCCATGAACAAGCGTGCGCGGCTGGCGGGAAAGACCGCCTATGTCGACGCCGAGCGCGACGCTTTCCTGAAGCTCCAGGAAGAGACTGCCAGCACGCTCCGGCAGATCAATCGGCTCAAAGCAGAACAGAAGGCTCTGGCCGCACAGACGCCTGTCAACACAGAGCAGGTCAGAAAACTCAGCCGGCAGTACAAGGACGCCCAAAGCACAGCCG